AACCAAAAGATCGTCGGCGGAACGTCCGACGCATCGAAACAGTTATGAGCGACCGCGAACAACTAATCCGCGCAGAAGCCAGGGAATTGGTCAGACACCGCGCCGCTGGTGGATCTAATTTGTATCTGGCAAAGCGGGCGCTATTTGTTGATAAGTTGTACGGCATCGGGGCAAGGGACGAGATACGGGCGCTGATGAAACGAATTGAACAAGAGGATCAGGAATGATGACCGATAAAGAAGCGAAGTGGTTTTTGTGGGCTTGCCTGATCGTCACCGCGATTGGAGTGCTGACGCTGGCCGCATGGGTTTTGGTTATCGCTCTTGGGTTGATGGAGGTGTTCACATGACCGACTCCCTCGCGCGCGCGCGCATTTTCACGCTCCCATGGCCTCCCGCCGACCTGAGCCCGAACGCACGCGGCCACTGGTCGAAGCTGGCCAGGGCAAAGAAGGCATACCGCAGCGCATGTGCATGGACGGCAAAGCAGCAGGGCGCGCAGACGCTGGCCGCCGATGCGCTGCACCTGACGCTGACCTTTCACGCACCGACGAAGCGGGCCTACGACCTCGACAACGCACTGGCTCGCATGAAGTCGGGCCTTGATGGGCTGGCCGATGTGCTGGGCGTGGATGACAGCCGATGGAGCCTGACGATCCGCAAGGCCGACACGGTGGGCGGGTTTGTTCGGGTAGAGGTGACGGGATGAAGTGCAGCGCATGCCGTCGCCCGATTGCAACCCCATCGCTCACGCTGGCCGGGATGGTGTTCGGCCCCGTCTGTGCCCGCCGCGTCCTGTTCGACGCTGGCCAGGTGCTGCAGCCAAAGATCGAGCGCCAAGACACGGTGCAGCGGGACACGCTAACGCCGGACTTTTTCCAAGAATCACAACAGGAAACCGAATGCCACCAATGAAAGCATCGAAACTGGTCGGCCCGCCATCTGGAGCCGCGAATGCCTACGTGCAGAATCGCCTGCAAGACTCCTGCACGGAGTGCGAGAGCTGCGGCGGCATGTGGCACTTCAAGGCCGAAAAGCGGCACGGATTCGCCATCCAAATCAACGTGGGCGGGCGGGTGATGGCCGTCAGAAAGGCCGCGTGGATAGCCTTTTTCCCCAAGCGGCAAGTGATCGACGGAATGCGGATCACCTCGCGCTGCGAGAACCCGAATTGCATCAATCCGAAGCTGCTCGCGCAAGTGCAGCCCGGCACCCTGCTGGCGATGCACTACACCCACGGAATCCGCAGCAAGGCCCAAGCATCGGCTCACCTTGTGCGCTACGTGCGAGCCAAGGCGAAGCTGGACGACAAGGATGTGGTCGCCATACGGATGGACGACCGCAAGGGGACCGAGGCGGCGCACGAGTGGGGGATCACGCCCAAGCACTACAACGCGATCCAGCGCGGGACCTCGCGCATGGCCAAAATGTCCAACCCGTTCGCAGGATTGGGGGCACGATGACCAAAGTCCGCGTGGATTGGTTCCGCATCACCATCGAGATCGAGCGATCAGGCTACAGCGTGGAGAACATCGCAGCCGCCATCGGTGTGGCCCGATCCACGCTGCTGGGCTGGCGCAACTTCCCATTCCATGAGCCGCGGCACGCGGACGGCGAGCGCTTGGTCTCGCTGTGGTGCCAGGTCATGCAGAAGCCTCGCGATGCGCTGCCGCTGAACGTTGACGACCTCATGAGCGCATTCAGGGCATCGAGCAAGCGCTAAAAGTCGGGAAACCGACACCGCACCGGGCCAACACTGCCCGGACTTTCCCCCATCTTGAACCCGAAGGAGCCGAACCGATGGCAACCCGCGCAACCGCAGTGCAGACACCAGGCGAATCCCCGGCGCCAGCCGACCAGACCGCAGGCGCTGGCCCGACGATGGAGGAACTGCAGGCTCAGATCGCCGCGATGGGCGCCGCGATGCAGCAGCTGCAGGCGAACCAGCGCGTGATCCCCGCACAAGCGCAGGCCCAATCCCTGCCGGACATGGCCGACATTGACCTGACCGAAGTCAACCATGGCTCGACGCCTGTGCTGACGAAGCAGGGCTGGATCGTGCCGCCGAACTTCGGTGCCGACCCTGTGATGCTGGCCGAGGAAAAAGCCAAGCGCGAAGAACGCGCCGCCCTCATGAAGCTGGCCGAAGTCGCCGCCGCGAAAGCCTGACCATGTGCGGATCAACCCCCAAGGTGGTGCATACCGACCCGAAGGCAGAAGCCGAGAAGGCAGCGGCTGAGGCCACGGCCAAGGCCAACGCGGACGCAGCAGCCCGCCGCACCTCGCGCCGCACCAGTGCGCTCGCAACCGGCGCGGGTGAAGCCATCGCCAAGACTACGCTGGGCGGCTGATGTCCGAATACGCAGACCGCGATTGCCGACGCCTGGGCCAGCTCAAGGGCGAACGCCTGCCGCACGAACAGGTGTGGCGCGATGTGTTCGAGCTGATGGCTCCCGAGCGCGTGCATGGGTTCAGCAGCGAGACCGTCACGGCCGCAGACGCCCAGCACAAGCGGGCCGAGAACCACGTTTCGACCGCCATCGACGCCGGGCGCATTGCCGCGTCTGGCTTTGCTTCTGGCCTGCACCCGGCGAACTCGATCTGGTTTGGGCTGGATGTCGGGCAGGAAAGTCAGGCCGAACTGCACTGGCTCGACAACGCAGCCCGAGCGATTTTCAAAAACATCCACGCGGCCAACTTCGACGCCGAGATGGGCGAGTGTTACGCCGACATGGTGCCCGCTGGCTGGTTCGTGCTCTACATCGCCGAGGCAGAAGAGGGCGGTTACCAGTTTGAGCACTGGCCCATGGCCGAGTGCTACGTCAGCAGCAGCAAGCCCGGCCGCCGCGTGGACACGATCCACCGCGAGTTCGAGCTGACCGTGGAACAGGTGGTCAACCAGTACGGCCTGAAGAACGTCAGCGACCAAGTGCGCGAGCGGTTCACCTTGGGCGGTTCACACCTGGGCGAGAAAGTGCGCGTGCTGTGGGTGATCGAGCCGCGCAGTGCAGAAGCCACCGGCCCGGCCCTGGCCAAGAACAAGGCATTCGCCAGCCGCCACACCGAGGTGAACACGAAGCACACGCTGCGCGAGAGCGGTTACGACGAGTTCCCCTGCTGCGTGCCGCGCTGGCGCCTGATCCCAGGCACGCCCTATGCCACCGGCTTGGGATCGGATGCGCTGCCCGCCATCAAGACCCTGAACAACATCCAGCGCATGGAACTGGCCAGCCTCGACATCGCCATCAGCGGCATGTGGAAAGCGGTTGACGATGGGGTGCTGAACCCCAAGACCGTGCGCATCGGCCCGCGCAAGATGGTCATGATGGCTGACACCAAGAACATGGAGCCGCTGGTAACTGGCGCTGACTTCAATGTCGCGTTTGCCAAGTCTGATGAGCTGCGCGCCGAGATTCGAAAAATATTGCTTGCCGACCAACTGCACCCGCAAGACGGCCCAGCCATGACGGCCACCGAGGTTCATGCCCGCGTGCAACTGGTGCGCCAGCAGATGGGGCCGATCTTCGGACGCCTGCAAGCCGAGTTCCTGCAGCCCCTGATCGAACGGTGTTTCGCCATCGCGTACCGTGCCGGCGTGCTGGGCAAGGCACCCGCAAGCCTGGCCGGGCGTGACTTCACCGTGAAGTACATCAGCCCGCTCGCACGTGCCCAGCGCCTGGAGGAAGTTACCGCCATCGACGTCTTCCTGGGCGGCCTGGCCATGGCTTCCGAACTCGACCCGACGCTGATCGATCTGGTGGACATGGAGCAGGCCCAGCGCGAGAAGGCGGAAGCCTTGGGCGTGCCTGCCAAGCTGATTCGCAGCATCGACCAGCTGGCCGAGCGCCGCAAGGCCAAGCAGGAAGCTGAGCAGGCCATGCAGCAGCAGGCACAGGCGCAGCAGCTGGCCGCCACGGCTGGCGATGCCCTGATCCAGACCGCTGTCGCCGCATGACCCAGCGCAACCCGAACGGGCTCCCGACCGTCACGCCCGAGCTGTTCCGCGAGATCTTCGAAACCGACAAGCGCGGCGCGGCCCTGCTGGAACACCTGATCGAACGGTTCAGCCAGCCCGCAGTGACAGACGGAGGCATTGACGCGGTGCTCAAGACCTACGAGCGCATGGGCAGCAACCGCGTCGTGCAGTACATCGTCGGCCAGATCAACCGCGCCAACGGCGTGACCCCGACAAGCATCGAAGTTCAAAGCGACAACTGAAAGGAACAACACCATGATCAAAGGACTGCGCCATGTACTTCTTGACGGCACTCCGGGCGACACTGGCGCGGGCTCTCCTGCCGCAGCCGCAGCACCAGCCGTCGCACCTGCACCTGTTGCACCTGCTGCAGCGGATGGCCAAAGCGCCGCACCGGCGCCAAGTGCTGGCACTGTCGCAACTGGCAGCGCTCTTGCCGCTGGACGCGCAGGCACGGACGCTGCTGGTGGAGCAGACGCTGGAAGCCCTGCACCGGGTGGAGTCGATGCCATCCCCGAGAAATTCCGCGTCACGGGCGCAGACGGTGCGCTCGATCCGGTCGCGTCGGCGGCGAAGGTAGCCGAGGCGTACCGCGCACTGGAGCAGCGCCTGGGCACTGGTGATGTGCGGCCCAAGACGGCGGCCGAGTACAAGATGCCGGAACTGCCAGAGGCGCTGAAGGATGTGCAGCTTGATCCGACGATGCACAACGCATTCCGGGAAGAAGCGCACAAGGCCGGGCTGTCGCAAGGCCAATTCGAGTTCGTCATGAACAAGTACATGGAGCTGGCCCCGCAACTGGTGGCCGGTGGTCAGGCCGTGACTGCAGACCAGACCGTCGCCGAACTGAAGACCGCATGGGGCAAGGACTACCAGGCGCAGGCGGCGAACGCATGGCGCGGTGTGTCGCAGATCGCTGCAGTCGCTGGCCTGACCGTTGAACAGGTGGAAGCCGAGCTGGGCAACTCTCCCGCGTTCAATCGCATCATGGCGGCTGTCGGCTCGCAGCTGCGCGAGGACACCAGCGTGAACACTGGCGGCGGTGGTGTGGGCGGCGCGAACATGGCAGACGCTGGAGCGCTGCAGGCGTCCGAAGCCTTCCGCAACCCGCGCCACCCCGAGCACGCGGCGACCGTGGCGAAGTGGACGGCCATCGTGACCAAGGGCGTGCCCGATACCCCGGTGATGTGACCCAGCACCACCACACCCGAGAGCCCGCCGCGTGCGGGTTTTTTCATGCTTGCTGTTATGGCGCCCGGCACCATCGCCGCGCGCCTGCAAAAAATCTTCGCCGCACCCCTTGACAGCGCTCCGCGTATGGCGTAAATTTACGTCATCGCATCGGCACAGGGCCGAGGCGCAAACGGCAGAAAGGCCATGATCATGAGCAAGACAGTCCAGCAACTCCGCGCCTCCTACAACCAGGGCGCTCGTTGGTGCGTGATGGTCCACTACGAGGCGCCTCGCCTCGGCGCCCGCGGCGACATCATCAGCACGCACAAGACCTACGAGCTGGCCCGCGCCGCTGCCAAGCGCAGCGGCTGGGACGATCACCTTGCCATCCACGAACTGCACGCCGAAGCGTGCGGCCTGGCGGCGTGAGCCGCCTCCTCGCCGAAGCCGGCGAGGCTCTGTATGGGCCTCGCTGGCAGTCAGAGCTAGCGCGCGACCTTGACGTGTCCATCCGCACCATGCAGCGCTGGGCAGCCGGTGACAGCACTCCTCCCGTCGGCGTTTGGGCCGACTTGCAGCAGCTGGCTGGCAAGCGCGCAGCGTTGCTACTGGCGCTGGTGCCGCGCCTACGTGCTGAGCCTTAAGGTTCACGGCTGAGCCTCGGCCGTCACTACTTCGTAGGCGCGCTGGCAGGCCAGGCCGCGGGCTCGGGCGTCGTCAAGGAGGCCCGCCAGCTCTGCAGTTCGAGCTCCGCAGCTTCCGAGCAC